GAGAGGGCCATTTGACGGACTACTCCATCGGCTATCGGGTCGATGAGGCCGTCTGGGTGCCGGACGGGAAAAGTACGACCATTGAAGGCCGTGTCTTTCAAGGACCTGTCCAGGTTGCCACGAAGTGGACACCCCGCGAGTTGTCGGCGGTCCCCATCGGTGCAGATCAGAACGCCAAGGCGCGGGCTGAAATTAATCAACCATTAACACGCAAGGAGGAAAGTAACATGGACCCAAAAATAAGAGCCATGCTCGAAGCAAAGGGGCTTCCCGCCACAGCTACAGAAGATGAAGCAATCGCCTTTATGGGCAAGCTGGAAGTGAAGCAGGAAACCACAACGGAAACCGATCAGGAAAAAGCGGCAAAGGAAGAAAAGATTCGGGCTGAAGCAACCGGCAAAGAACGCGACAGGATCCGCGAGATAGACGCCCTTTGCCAGCGCTATGACTGCGCGGACATGGCCCGCGAACTAATTATTGCAGGCAGGGACGTTGTCGATGCCCAAAGGGCCGTCCTGGATAAGATCCACGAAAAATCCCGAGCGTCCAATCCCGGTGCGGGCGTGATCATTCCCGGCGTTGAGCAAATAAATAAATTCCGCGCGGCCGCGGAAGACGCCCTGATGCTCCGGTCCGGCAGAACGGTCGAGAAACCAGCGCCCGGTTCCAGTGAGCTTCGCGGCTACACGTTGCCTGAATTGGCGCGTGAATGCCTGCGCGTGATGGGAAAAGATCATCGCGGAAGCGTCAAGGAAATGGTCGGCCGCGCCCTGACCTCTTCAGACTTTCCCAACATCCTGGCCAATATCGCGAACAAGTCCATGCAGCAGGGCTGGGATACCGCACAGGAAACCTGGCCGGTATGGACCGGTGAGGGTTCCGTATCCGATTTCAAGATCCATTCGGATAATGGCCTGTCCGAGCTGGATGATCTGGAAGAGATTCCGGATTCCGGCGAAATCAAACTAGGCGGATTTGCCGAGAAGGCGCCCGAGACATACAAAATCGGAAGCTTCGGCAGGAAATTCAAAGTAACGCGCGTCATGATCATCAATGATGATATGCGCGCCTTTACTGAATTGCCCGCCAAAAGAACCGAAGCAGCCAACCGGAAGATCGGCGATATCGTCTATGGTATCGTGATTTCAAACGGCAATATGGGTGATGGCCACGCCATATTTGATGCGACACACCATTCCAATGATGCAGTGTCCGGTGTAAAAGGTGTGGTCGGTGTGACAACCATTGCCGCCGGCATCCTGGCGATGGGCACTCACAAGGACATCGCCGGTAAGCGTCGACTGAATATCCCGGCAAAATTTTTCCTGGCGCCGAAAGCTCTCGAGGGATCGGCGGAAGTCTTTTTCCGTTCGGAGAAATTCGCGGACACCAATACCATTGCCACTGATTCCAGCCTGGCGGCAACGCGCACCAATCCCTATGCAGGCAGTTATTTTACACGCGTTTATGAACCGCGCCTGGACGATGACTCTCCCAATGCCTGGTATCTGGTCGGTCCCAAGGGGAAGACTGTCAAGGTTGTGTTCCTGAATGGCCAAAAAGGTCCCGTCCTGGAAATGAACCAGCCCGGATTCAGCGTGGAAGGATTTGAATATGCCGTGGTCATCGACGTTGGCGCCTATGCTCAGGATTACCGCGGCCTGTATCGCAACGAAGGTCAATAAATAGCGGGGCGTGAGGCGTGAAGCATAGGGGCATGGATAGTGCCCCAATCATCTAACATAAAATTCGGAGGAAAGTGCAATGGCTAAAAATAAAGTTCAGGACGGAAAGCTCCTGTATTTGGCAGTGTTGGCGGGTGTCCTGTCGGGCCATCCCGTTGTGGTAGGCAATGGCATCCCGGGCGTGGCGCAGATAGATCGCGACGCAAATGGCAAGTCCGTTATTGATACCGATGGCGTCTATGATTTGAGCGTCAAGGGTGAAAATGACGCAGGGAATGTTGCCGTGGCCGTCGGTGATCGTCTGTATTGGGATGGTACGACCACCCTGTCGAAGAAAGTATCCGGAAAGTTTTTCGGATGCGCCGTGGAGATAGTCGGCTCCGGGTTAACAGATACCATCAACGTCAAGATCGGGGGAACCGGCGTTGCTCCCGCGCCTTATTCCATTTTTGCCGCCGGCATCTATGAATTCCCTGCATCTCCCGCGCCCGATTCCACAACGGAAATCAGCGTTCCCGGCATTCTGGCAACGGATATGTGTATCGTTCAGCAGGCCGTTGATTCCGCGGTATCGCCGTCCAACCAGATCCTCACCGCAATTCCGCAGGTATCGCCCGCGGCCATCCTGGTCACAACGGCCGGAGCCCCCACTGCCGGCGACAAGATGAACTGGGTGGTCTATCGCGCAGCTGTATAATTCATCCTTACTGCCGCCCGTGTGATCAAGCGCGCGGGCGGCAGAGGTTCAAACTCATTCTGACGAGGGGGATGCGGAACGTGGATATCGGAACCTCAATCGCTTTATCGGCAACAATACTGGGCATTGTGGCTGTGATCTTCAAGATCTTTGATGCCAACAAGGAAAAGGCCAAACGGCAAGAGCGTGATCGCGATCGTCATCATGACAATATCTGCCCATCTCATTCCGGCGTAATGATGTCCATTAATAACATGACTGCCTGGCTGGATAAAATCGAAAAGAAGTTGGACCGTGTGATCGAGCGGCGTGAAACACCGCGCGACGAGGGGAAGAAAAATGCGGAAAATTGATAAGATCATCATCCATTGCAGCGCCAGCCCGAACGGGCGGCACACCACGGTCGACGACATTGACGCCTGGCATCGTGCAAGAGGGTTTCGTCGCACCAACCCGCTGATCAATTCACCTCTGACATCGATCGGTTATCATTTTGTAATTTATACGGACGGCAGCGTTCATACCGGGCGCGCCGTAGAAGAAGTCGGTGCTCACGTTGGAGGACACAATGCCGCCAGCATCGGTATTTGCATGGTCGGCACCGACGCATTCATGAGTGGCCAGTGGGATGCCCTGGCAAAGGTGATTGCAAACCTGAAAGAGCAATATCCCGATGCGGAAATTCTAGGGCACCGGGACATTCCCGGCGTGAAAAAGACGTGTCCGGGGTTTGACGTAAAATCCTGGCTAAAAGAATTGGAACTATGAAAACCGGAATCCTGCGGCGCAAAATTGCCGCTCAAAAAGCGAAACGTGCGGCCAGGCGTTTGCCTCCGCACAAACGGAAAAACAAGAGGTAATTTATGTTCGGAGGATTGGACGCATTTGTCGCACTGGCCGGTTTAATTATTCCGCCTGCTGTTGATTTTGTCCGGAAGAGATTTTTGAAAAAAGGACAGGACACGCCTGAGGCGACCATGTCCACCCTGGCTACGACAAGGCCCGACGTCCTGCCGGAATACGTCAAGGCGCAAGCCGGTTATATGGATGCCACGGTCAAATATTTCAACCGTGATGTTTGCGGTATACCGGCGCAATGGGTCGTCAATTGCCGGGCGATTATCCGCCCGCTGGGAGTGACATTGGCCGCTGTTACCCTGGGCATTATGGTTGTGGCGGCGCTCCAGGGACACAAACCAGATCCGTCGATGATCGATACGCTGGCGGGCATCCGCCTCTCCAGCGAGGCCATTTTGTCGTCCTGGTTCGGAGATCGTATATCCATCAGTAAATAGGGGCAAGCATCATGCAACACGATTACGAAATCACCCGCGCCGACGCCAATACCGGCATTTCCTTCCGGGCAGCGGTCAACGCGGCCCTGCAGGCCCTGGCGACGAACAACGCGGGGTATGACGAGCCCGCGAATCCTTATCCGTGCATGTGGTGGCCGGATCAGGAAAACGACCTGCTGAAAATCCGCAACACAGGAAACACCGAATGGATCGTTATCGGTAAATTGTCCGAACCTGGATTTGGTTTGAACGAAAAGACGCTTTACGCGGCTTATTCAATTCTGACTGCGACGGAGGCCGGTGCACCCGCACCCCTGACGATTGCCGAAGATACACTGCTGGGACGTCTGGCGGGCGGTGGGATCGCCGCACTTTCCGTTTCGGAGGTTAAAGCCCTTTTGGCCATTGCGACAGATATCGGTGCTGCGCTCACAGATGCGGCATCGTATGCCGACGCGCTGGCCTCCGCTCTGGATGGCTTGAAACTGTCAAAGGCCGCGAATCTCAGCGACATTAACAATCCAGCGGACGCATTTGTAAATATCAAGCAGTTAGCCACGGAAGAAGCGACCGGTGTGTCACGCCGTGCAACGATGGCCGAGGCGATTGAGGGTGAAGGAAACGAAGCTCACGTGACGCCAATGGAAGCAGCGGCGATGG